TAAAAAGAGACTATACTAAAGTATGTCACTATACCTCCGAGAGAATCTCAGTTTCAACGAAGCAAAAATGGTCGTTGAGTCTGATGACAAAGATGGGAAAAGTTTATACATGTCCGGGATTTGCATCCAGGGCGGTATAAAAAACGCTAACCAGCGTGTATATCCTGTTCAAGAGATTGGCAAGGCTGTCAAAACCCTTAACGATCAGATTCAAAACGGCTATTCAGTTCTCGGGGAAGTGGATCATCCAGATGATCTAAAAATAAATTTGGACCGTGTGAGTCACATGATAACAAACATGTGGATGGACGGCCCAAATGGTTATGGTAAACTTAAAATTTTACCAACTCCTATGGGGCAACTAATTCGCACAATGCTGGAAAGCGGCGTGAAATTAGGTGTCTCCAGCAGGGGATCCGGTAACGTCAAGAGTGACGGATCGGGTGAAGTATCGGATTTTGAGATCATCACAGTAGATATGGTGGCTCAACCTAGTGCTCCAGGGGCATACCCTACACCAATTTATGAAGCCTTGATGAATAATCGCGGCGGATTCAATGCCTTGCGCATAGCGCAAGAGGTGAAAGGTGATCCTAAGGCACAGAAATATCTCAAAGAGAGCTTATTGTCAATAATAAGCAAACTCCAATAAAAGGAGAATCACATGTTGGAAGCACTTAAAAGTTTATTTGAAAACAACGTGATTTCTGAAGAGATCCAAGCTGAACTTGAAAAGGCTTTCGAGACTCGTTTATCCGAATCTCGTCAAGTACTGACTCAAGAACTACGCGAAGAATTTTCCAAAAAATACGAACATGACAAACAAGTGATGATTGAAGCTGTGGACACAATGATCAGCGAACAATTAGCACAAGAAATTGTTGAATTTACAGAAGATCGTAATCAACTTGCAGAAATGAAAGTCAAGTACGCTACTAAGATGAAACAAGACGCTGACACAATGAAGGAATTCGTTACACGTCAGTTGGCTAGTGAAGTATTAGAGCTACACGAAGATCAGAAAGTAATGGCAAGTAAATTTGGAATGTTAGAAACTTTCGTAGTGGAAGCATTGGCTCGTGAAATTACAGAATTTTACAAAGACAAGCAGGACCTTGCTGAGACCAAGGTACGTTTAGTCCGTGAAGGACGTGAACAACTTGCAAAAGTTAAGGAACAGTTTGTACAAAGAGCGGCACAGATGGTCGACACATTGGTAACAGAAGGTCTAGCGACTGAACTTACCAGTTTGAAAGAAGACATCGAATCAGCTCGTCGTTCAGACTTTGGTCGTAAGATGTTTGAGGCTTTTGCTTCAGAATATCAAACCAGTTACCTAAATGAAAAATCAGAAACTGCAAAATTGCTCAAAGTCATAGACTTGAAAACAGCTGAATTATCTGAAGCGCAAGCTCATGTAATCATGGCACAAAAAGTAATAGAAAGCAAAAAAGCAGAGTCGCACAGGCTTCAAGAGAGCATTGAGCGTCAAAAAATCATGACAGAATTGCTAGCGCCACTTAACGGTGAACAAAAAGTAATTATGAGTGAATTAATGGAGAGCGTGAGAACAGCAAAGCTAGTCGATAGTTTTGACAAGTACCTACCAGCTGTTATAGCAGGTAAAGCTCCACAAAAACAAAAACAGGCACTAACTGAGGCAAAAGAAATCACAGGAAACAAAGTTTCCAACACCAATCGTAGCAGTGAGAGCGAGAACAATAACATTATTGATATCCGCCGTCTTGCTGGACTAAAAATTTAAGGAGAATTTAAATGTCAGAACTACTAAACGGACGTTGGGCAGAAACTAAGGAAGCACTTTTAGAAGGCCTAAACGGCACTAAAAAATCAGTAATGTCGGTTACACTAGAAAATACTCGCAAGTATTTGATGGAATCCCCAACAGCTGGTGCTACCTCTGCCGGTAACGTTGCCACACTAAATCGCGTAATCCTTCCAGTGATTCGCCGCGTTATGCCTACAGTCATTGCTAATGAACTAGTTGGCGTACAACCAATGACTGGTCCAGTTGGACAGATCCACACATTGCGTGTGCGTTATGCAGATTCTTCAACCGCAACAGCGGCTGGCGAAGAGGCATTAAGCCCATTCAAGATTGCTGAAGCTTATTCAGGCAATGACTCTGCTACAGCTAAAGGTGCTTCAACAGCAACTTTAGAAGGTCAAGCTGGTAAGCGCATGTCAATTCAAATCTTGAAGCAAACTGTTGAAGCAAAGACTCGTAAGTTATCAGCTCGCTGGACTTTCGAAGCCGCGCAAGATGCACAAGCTCAACAAGGTATTGACGTAGAAGCAGAAATTATGGCCGCTTTAGCACAAGAAATTACTGCTGAAATTGACCAAGAAGTATTGGCTAGCTTGCTTTCATTAGCAGGTACAGCTACTCAGACTTATGACCAAGCCGCTGTATCTGGTACAGCTACATTCGTTGGTGACGAGCATGCCGCATTGGCAGTTCAGATCAACCGTGTTGCTAACTTGATCGCTCAGCGTACACGTCGTGGTGCTGGTAACTATGCTGTTGTTAGCCCATTTGCATTGACAATTCTACAATCTGCTACTACAAGCGCATTTGCTCGTACAACAGAAGGTACATTCGAAGCACCAACAAACACCAAGTATGTTGGTACATTGAACAATGCAATGAAAGTGTATGTAAACAGCTATGCTGGTGACTCACAAGATGTATTGATTGGCTACAAAGGTGCTTCAGAATCTGATGCTCCAGCGTTCTATTGCCCATACATTCCATTGATGAGTTCAGGCGTTGTACTAGATCCATCAACATTTGAACCAGTCGTATCATTCATGACACGTTATGGTTATGTTGAGTTGTCTAACACAGCATCCAGCTTAGGTAATGCGGCTGACTATTTGGGTCGTGTTGCTATCACTTCAGGTAACGTTAAATTCAGTTAATCTGAATGTAGCATTATTGTTATAAGACAAAGGACTTCTTCGGAAGTCCTTTTTCGTTTCCAGCTAAATACATAGTACGATCCACATGGTGTGGATTTTATGCAGATATCCAACTGCGTACGGCCTAGAACGCCGTTATTTCTTAAGGAGAAAATAAAATGGGACGTCCTTTACATAAAAAATATTTTGGTAATCGCAACATTGGTTCATCAAGTGTAACAACTGATGACGGTATTGGCGGTTTCCGTATCGGTAGTATTACATTAGGTGCCGCTAACAACTCATCTGGTTATACCGCAGGTGCTACACAGATCAGCATCGGTGCTCCATCAGAGCCAGGTGGTGTAACAGCAGTAGGTAGCTTAGTAGTAGGCCCAGCAGGTGCATTGTTAACTATTGCGGCTGGTACTTCTGGTACTAACGTGACAACATTTGCTGGTTCTGGTACATTTGCTGGTGTTGCAGGTACAACATATACTGTGACACAAAAGGCTACAAACGGTTCTGGTTCAGGTGCTACTTTTACAGTTACAGTAGCTAGCGGAACAAGCTATGCGGCCAACACAACAATCACAGCAACCGTAAAAGGTACTGGTTATACTTCAGGTAACACTGTTACTATTGACGGTACATTATTAGGTGGTGTTACATCAACTAACGATCTTGTAATTACCTTAGGTGGTTCAGTTGCGGCCGCAGGTACAATCACTGGAATTACAATTACTGAACAAGGTTCTGGTTATACATCAGTTCCAACAGTAACATTGTCAACAGGTACACAAGGTACATTGACAGTAACAGCAGTAGCGGCCGCTGATACCGGCAATGTTGGTACAGCAACTAATCAAGAAAATGCAATAGTTATGACTGGTTTCTTAACTGGTGGTTCAGCTGTTACAGTTGATATTATTAAACAAGTTTCAACACGTCGTTATAAAGTTACAGACGGTACACGTACTGGTATCCTAACATTAAAATCTTCAGTTGCAACAGCGGCCGGCGAATGTAGTATTAAAGCTACTGATGCATCGGCTGGTACATATTTTGTTACTAAACTAACAAAAAATAATGCCACGTTGACACGCGGTACAGGCACAGTTTATACTGACGGTGCGGCAGTTCCATGGACATTTGGAACAGCAACAGCAACAACTTGTCTAATAGAAAACGCTTAATAACTAACAGGGGAGCGCAAGCTCCCCGTTTAGGATAACTAATGTCAAGAATAGTAAAAATAAGTAACGGAGACTACAAAGTTGTTGTAGGATCTGCGACCACGTCTGCC